AGTATGTTTCGCTGTACCAAAAGTTGGTTGTTGTTGCACTGGAGCATTATGGGTTAGGTGGTACAATAGTTCATCATTTATTGATAGTTATCCATGGGCCACAGCTGCATATAATAATAATTCATCCCAAGTATATTAAATTTAAAGGAGTTTTTTATAAAATGGCAACATTACAAGCAACTAGTGTAGGTACTCTAAGAGTAGAAAATGGACATCTACATGATAAACAAACAAATACTTCAGAGTGGATTAAATTTAATCATTGTGTGTGTCCAGCTCCTGATGGAACCAGTGACTGCATTGGAAATGGAAGAGCTTATCTTCACGTAAGAACTCCCATTCCTGCTGATAATTCTGCTGGGGGTATTGGTTGGATTCCATACATGCTTGAAGTTACTGGATACCATACTTACAGTGGAGAAAGATTTCATGATTTTAGAGCTATTGTAAACAATAATGGTTATGATAATGGTTTTTATGGATCACAAGTACGAGTAGATAGAGGAAACGCAAATTCCAATCCATATATCTACAGATCAAACAGTACCTATGGTGGATATAGAAGATTGTGTTTTGCTGTAGGTAAAGTTTCCTGTTGTTGTACTGGATGGCTTTGGATTAAGTTCTGGTATCAAAGAAATTATAAAGCAAATTATCCTTTTGCTAAAACAACAGCAGATACGAATAGCGCAGCACAATACTAAATTCATAAAAATAAATAAATAAATAGTATCAAAGCATCAAAGTAAAAAAAGGAGTATTTTAACATGGCTTTTTCATTTAGGTGGATGATTGATAATGTAACTGGTTATCCGGAAAAAAATGGATTAAATGAAGTGATCGCTACCGTAAGTTGGATGTTGGAAGTTAGACAACTTTCTGACGGTTCTCTCCACAATAAAACTGGAGTAACAGAATTACTTGATCCAGATCCAGAAACATTTACAGAATATTTGGAACTATCTCCAGAGGAAATTTTGGAGTGGGTATGGTCAACATTGGAAGGTGGAAGAACTGCTTTTGAGGAAAAAGCAAAAGCAGAACTTATTGAAATGTTGAATCCACCAACACACAAAGAAACTCAATTTGATATGCCTTGGATGGCCAACTGTTGTCCAGATTCTGATCCAGTTAGCGGATCTCCAGGAGCTAGATTGGATGGAATGGATCCAGCAACAGTTGTGGAAGATATTAGAAACTAATTTTTTGATAATTTTATCATGGAAAATGAGCAAAAATTAACTCCTAAAGAAAAACTAACTATTTGCAAACAATGTGAACATTTTTTGAATGTAACTAAAGTTTGTAATGTATGTAAGTGTTTTATGCCCGTGAAGACGAGAATACCGGGTCTTCACTGTCCACTAGAAGAACCAAAGTGGTAAAGATAACTTAATATCATAAATACCTCTAGAAGACTAGGGGTATTTTTTTATGGCGCAGCCATCTAGTAGAGCGGAGTTGAAAGAATACTGCCTCAAACAACTAGGAAAGCCAGTTTTAGAAATAAACGTAGATGACGATCAGATTGATAATCTGATGGATGATGCAATTCAGTATTTTCATGAACATCATTTTGATGGTATTGATCGTGTATTTTTAAAGCACAAGTTAACTCCAGCAACAAAAGAAACTATCACACAGTTGGGAGTTTCTACAACTACATCTGCAACTGTTACTGGAGATGGTTTGACTTCCATTAATTATGTTGAGGGAGTGAATTATCTTCCACTTCCAGATTCTATTATTGGAGTCAATAACGTTTTAAAAATAAATTCCAGTACAGTATCAGACGGTCTATTTAATATCAAATATCAATTATTTTTAAATGATGTTTATTATTATGGAGCACTAGATCTCCTAAACTATGCAATGGTTAAGAGATATCTTGAAGATTTGGATTTCTTATTAAATCCAAATGCACAAATTCGTTTTAATAAAAAGAATCACAAACTATACCTCGATATTGATTGGGGAGAAGTTGGTGAAAATGAGTATGTAATTCTAGATTGTTATAGACTCCTGGATGGTTCCGATGCTCCGAAATTATACAATGATTCGTGGTTAAAGAAGTATCTAACTGCACTGATCAAAAAACAGTGGGGCCAGAATATGATCAAGTTCCAAGGTGTTCTTCTCCCAGGAGGAGTTCAACTTAATGGTAGGCAAATTTACGACGATGGTGTTCAGGAGGTAGAAAAGTTAGAACAAAAACTTAGAACTGATTATGAATTACCACCAATGGATCTAATAGGTTGATATGTCACCACTCAATTCTTACTTCCTCCAAGGTTCTCCTAGTGAGCAGAGACTCATTCAGGATTTAATTAACGAACAACTTAAAATGTATGGACAAGATGTTCTATACATGCCTAGAAGAATTATTGGAGAAAACAGTATTATAAAAGAAATAACTGCATCAAAGTTTGATGATAGTTATCGAATCGAAGCATATCTAATAAACACTGATGGATTCAGTGGAAACGGAGAACTATTGAGTAAGTTTGGTGTAAGAAATACGGATGAAATTAATCTAGTAATATCAAAAGAAAGATACGATGATTTTGTAATTCCCCTTTTAAAATTGTGGCCAGAAAATGATAGAAAGAATGCATTAAGACCACAGGAAGGTGATTTGGTATGGTTCCCACTTGATGAATCACTATTTGAAATTAAGTATGTAGAAGGCAAAAAACCATTCTATCAACTCAATGAGTTATATGTTTATGAACTCAGATGTGAAAGATTTGAGTATGAAGATGAAATTATTGATGTGGATCAAGTTGATCCTACAGGAATTGAAGTCAACGAATCAATAAAAGAATTTGGAAACATCTACAATATTCAAATGGTTGGATCTGCAGCAACAACTGCAACGGCGACTGTTGGATTTGCATCCACAGATCCTACTTCACAATCTGTTCAATATATTGATCTTATAAACGATGGATATGGTTACGACTTTGCTCCAACTATAACATTATCTAGAGCTCCTACTGGTGGAGTAACAGCGACTGCGGTTGCTATCATGACTAGTAGATCATCTAATCAAAAACTATCAATTGATAGGATTCTCCTCACAAATCCTGGATTTGGTTATACCGAGACACCTACGGTAACAATTACTGGAGCAAATGGATCTGGTGGAATTGCAACAGCAGTTATAAACACTGGAGTTCTTGGAGTAATTGGAATAAGTTCTGGTGGTGTTGGATATACAACAACTCCACAAATATTCATTGATAGAATCTTCATCCCAAGTGGATCTGGAGTTTCTTCGAATATCAACAATGCATCTGCTGAAGCAGTATTGAATACAAATGGAGAGGTAGTTCAAATAAGATATTCAAATGCTGGTGCAGGATACACATTCGCACCAGATGTTACCTTTACAAATCCAACTTCGACAACGTTTGGTGATTATGTTTATAATGAACAGGTTACTGGACAAAGAACTGGTACTACTGGTTATGTTAAAGACTGGGATTACCAAAATAGAGTTCTCAAACTTTCTGTTGTTGATGGAACTTTTGCAAAAGGAGAGGCTATCGTTGGTGCTGCTGCAAGTTACAAGGTATCTACAATACAGTCAAATCAATTCTTAGATGAGTATGCAAGTAATGATGATATAGAATTGGAAGCGGATTCATTTATAGATTTCAGTCAAAGTAATCCTTTTGGGGAATACTAAATAATCAATAAAGAGTTAAATGGTCAGTTGTAATGTTATCTAATTATTTTTATCACGAAATATTGAGAAAGACGATCATATCTTTCGGAACACTTTTTAATGACATACAGATCAAACACAAAGATAGATCTGGAAACGATTACAGTGTAGTTACTGTTCCGATTGCATATGGACCTATTCAAAAATTCTTGGCAAGAATAGAACAGTCACCAAGTGTAAAGAAAGAGGTGGCAATTACTCTACCAAGAATGTCCTTTGAGATGACTGGTATTTCTTATGATCCGACCAGAAAGTCTTCAAATATGCAGACTTTCAAAGCAGTAGATAAAGATAATAATCAGTTGACCAAGGTTTTCATGCCTGTGCCATATAATGTGAATATAAGTTTATCAATTCTTACAAAATTGAATGAAGATGCTCTACAAATCTTAGAACAGATTCTTCCCTATTTCCAACCACATTTCAATCTAACGTTGGATCTTGCAGATTCTATTGGAGAAAAGAGAGATATTCCAATGGTATTAAATAATATCTCCATGGACGATCAATACGAAGGAGATTTTACAACTAGAAGAGCTTTAATTTATACTCTGGACTTCACAGCAAAAACTTATATGTTTGGTCCAACAAGTAATGGTAATGAAGCTCTCATTAAACAAGTACAAGTAGATTATCATACGGATACAAATACTGTCAACTCTTCAAGACAGTTGAGATATGTTGCAGAACCTAGAGCACTCAAAGATTATAATTCTGATGCAACTACTGTAATTGCAGAAGACTTAGATACAAAAGAAACTGAAATTACAGTCTCTGATGCAACTTCATTGATAGTAAATTCATACATTCAAATCGATAACGAAGCAATGTATATCCGTGAAATAACTGGAAACACATTGTTAGTTAATAGAGGGGAGAATGGAACTACTATTTCGGAACATAATAGTGGTTCTGCATTGAATGTCATCAATTCTAACGATGATGTATTAATTTCATTAGATGATGACTTTGGATTTAGTGAATATCGTTACGATTATGGTGACGGAAAAACATATAGTACTACCAAAGGAACTGATGTATGAGTTTTGAAGACATTGATAAGGCATTAGATATTGAAAGTACTCCAATAAAATCGGAGATGATTCAATCAAAAAAACCTGCAATAAAAAATGTTCAAACTCCCGAAGAACAGATTCAAAAAGATTATGAGTATTCTAGAGGACAACTCTATTCAATCATTGAGAAGGGACAGGAAGCTATTGATGGTATCCTAGAACTTGCACAGGAATCCGATTCTCCAAGAGCATATGAAGTTGCAGGTCAGTTAATCAAAAACGTTGCAGATACTGCAGATAAATTGATGGACCTTCAAAAGAAACTGAAGGATGTTAATAAAGATGAAAAAGGTGTTGCTCCAACTAACGTTACCAATAATGCTGTTTTCTTAGGATCAACTGCAGAACTTCAAAAGTTTTTAAAAGGATCGATGAAGGGGGATCTCCCTAAATAAAATATAGGAAAAGTATTACTAAAATAATGGATAAACTCACCTTTAAGGAGTGGTCTGTTCTCTCTGACCTAGAAACCATTGCACCTCTTGGAGAGGACTTTGAGTTTTCTATGGCTCGTGGAGAACTTAAGACTGCTAAATCAGCAATCAACAGATTGATGCGTCATCTCAAAGGTGAAGGTGATTTAGAAGCGTGGGTGCAGTCCAAGATTACTAAGGCATCTGAGTATCTTGATACTGTAGCAGATCACATGGATGGTGGCGAAGATGATACTGAGAAGAAGGAGGTAAAGGAAGGAAAAAAGTCTGAGTGCGATTGTGATTGTGGACAGGATCCATGTGTAAAGTGTGGGAAGAGTCACCATGACATTAAGGAAGAAAAAGACTCTAAAGAAATGAAGTCATGTCCAGAGGGAAAGTACTGGTGCATGACAGATAAGAAGTGCAAGAAAATCCCTAAGGGTTGGCACGTAATGAAGAGTGGTTACCTTATGAAGGATAAGGAACATGAGGAGGAAGAAGAGAATAAGAATGGTAATGGAAATGGTGAAGGTTCAGAATCAAATGGTGGCGGGGTAAGCGAAGGTGCTGATTATAGCGACATTATTTCCCATAAAAATCATCCCAATCCCATGATGAGGGATATGCCCGTGAGTCAAAGGCATGTTGATAAACTTGTAAAGGCATATGCACCACATGTAAAGAATCAGTTGATACATACTGTAAAATCCATAGAAAAAGCAAGAGAGTCTGCAAAAAACACTAAGATAATGAAGAGTCCTAGTGTAACGGTTGCAGAAGATTGTGGTGGTACACACGAAACCAAAAAGAAAAAGAAGAAGTTGTCTGAGATGATCTCCACTTCTTCTGTTACTGGTAGAAGGTTCAGAGATATTTCTAGTAAAGAAGATCAAGAACAGTTAGAGAAAGAAAAATCCAAAAAAGAAGGGAAAAAAAGAGAGGAAGCTAAAAAAAGAAAAGATGAATTAGCTACAGAAAGAATGACTAAAGGAATCCGTTTCTACGATAAGAAAGGTTCTGGTTATATCAGAGATGGTAAAAAGATGTATGATGAATCTGCAAAATTAGATGAAAAGTGTTGGGACGGATATAAACAACTTGGAATGAAAAAGAAGGGAAAGAAAGTAGTTCCCAATTGTGTGAAGGAGGATTCTATTGATGAAAACAAGAGTGGTGATAGTTCTTTGCGTGACTGGTTTACT